AAGTGTATAGCAGCTTGTTCTAAAGGAGATAGCCCGGCAGTTTGTTGAAGGGGTACTTGCTGTCCTAAAGCTTGTGCGCCCGCTGCTTGTATTTGTTGAATAAAGCCAGGGGTGTCAGCAGTTCCAAAGTATAAAGAAGCTAATCTTGGATCAGCTTGTACCTCTGTAACCTCTTGCCCTTTCTGTAAAACAGGTGTGTATTGGTTAGGCATAGCTCCATACATGTTAGGCGGTGGTGGTGCGTCTTGTACTTGCACATCGGGAGGTAAATTCACAGTTGGTTGTGGTATGTCTCGAAGATTAATAACTCCACCACTGTAATCTGCTGGTGGAGGGACTGGTCTACCGACAGCTCCGCCGTACGTGTTAGGCCCTGTTTGTTGATTGCCACTAAGACCTCCGCTATCTGCCCCGAAACCTGGTTGACCGATTACTGGCATGCCAAATGGGTCAGTTGAAAATGTAGGACCCTGCCCGGCTCCCGGTCTTATAGAAAATTTAAACCTATCCCGTAAGACCTTGCCTCCGGCTACCTTCTGTAAAGGGACGGGTCTTTCCGGTCTAGGACGACCTACCTGTTTGCCTTGAAATGATCCTGGACGGGTTCCTCCTTGAGTCTTTACATCATATCCGCCAAAAAATTGTGGAAACTGCATACCACCTTGGGGCGGACCATAATAGTTCATATCTACGTTACCCATACCAAACGGTTGTGACATTAGGCTACCCCCTCAAAGTATCTCATTAATTTCATCATATTATCTGCACCCCTTTTTCTATCTGGTTCAAGGCTTGGTATTATTTCCATTATACCGCCTTTTTTCTTATTTATTTTCATAGCACCTGCGCCTAGGTTAGCTTTTGCTGTCATTACAAATTCACCGTCTGATAACATAGCTGGTATGTCATCTGAGGTCCCTGTACCCGGTCCTATAGATTCGCCACCTTTACGCATGTCCATCACTTCACCACCTTTAGCAAAAGCATTTACAGGGTTTTGTGTTAGACCCAAATCAAAGCCTTGACTAAATGGTTGTGGCATCTGAAGCTCTGGTCGTATTAGTCTTACGTCTTTAGCACCACCAACCTCTTTTTTAGCGGCTTCTTCTGTTGCCTTGCCATATGCTGTTGCCAGAGCTGCGAATACAGGGTCTATTCCTGTTGCACTAGTAAATTTGTCTCGTAAGTTACCTGCTTGATCAAAAAGACTAAAAATACCTCCGCCGCCTGGATCTATACCTAAAATATCGTCAAAAAAATTAAATTTTCTACCTTGAGCCACATTTGAACCAGCAATACCAGCTCCAGATACTATATTTTGTAAATTTGACATGTCGCTCATTTTTAAGGCATCTGCTATATTTGTTTCGCCTGCAGCTAGCGGGGGGTTGCTTGCTAAATATTCTTGATATTGTTCTGGGGTGCCTTTAAATCCAGAAGGTACTTCGCTAGCATCAAACCCAGAAGCAGCTTCTTGTCCGCCACCAAATTTACTTCTAAAAAAATCTCTAGCTCTGCCACCAAACTTTGTACCAGTACCTGAAGCATCTGCTGTAATTTTGCCGTCTTTTATACCTATATTTGTAAAAGCATAAGCTTGGCCTAAATTACGTAGTAGAGCTAACGGGTCTTGATCTCCTTTGATTACGTTGACGGCGACTCTACCTGTATCATACATTTGGGCTGGTATCTGCCAAGGACCAGGCACGAACTTAGCCACTTTAGCTACTTTATTAACTACTGGTTTTATTTTCTTATTCCAAAACTTACCTATTTTTTTACCTAGTTTTTTCAAGAAAAACTCTGGTAAGCCTGTTGCTGGATTGATGGAGTTCATGTTGTCCCCAACCATAAGCTCTGCTACTGACGTATCGTCTTTTGCTAATATTTTTTCTATAGCTGTTTTAAGTTTAGGATTTTCGTCCAGAAAGTTTGGAGGTAAAACTACTTCGCCCGGAGTCACATGAGCTAACTCCGTATCACCAAAACGCCCCATATTTTTTATAGTTTCAAGTCTCATTATCCTATTGTTACTGTTACACTACCTAGACTACTTGTCGCACTCAGACCTGTCAAATAGGTGCGGTGCGATGTCAGGTCAATAAATTCAGTGCCATCAAACACTTGCAATACTTCCGTAGTCGTATTGAATATTAGCGTGCCAGCCTCAAACTGCGACTTATCACGATCGGTTGTATTTAATTGTAGCGTAAATGTCGGGTCAAAACTAGCCAAATTTAACTCTAAAATTCTTACTAAGCGGTTAAATGTTTCGGCTGAAACAGATTCACCCGAGGCAATAGGCAGACGTGTCGGTAATAATTTTGCCATTATCTCCTGCCATCTGGTCTAAGATCGAGCCTTGTAGCACCTAGACGCCAGCCTACTTCTGAATTACCAGCATCCCCATCATTAGATTCTAAACGCAAAACAGCTTGTCGGCCTCTGCCTCTAATGTGTGATTGTTGTGTCGTTGATGAAATTGTAGAAGTAGCTGCAGTGGATAAGCTGTCACCCGGAAAATTACGGACCTTAGTGACAATATTTAGATTGCCGCCATCAGAGTTGGACAAAAATTTAATATCAGGAATAATTTTGCGTAAGAAAGTAAATTGTTCGCCATCTCCTATATCAAAATCAGACGACTCTATAAACACCCCTGTCATCTCAGAACCGTCATCATTAAATCCTTTCTCATGTTCGTACAGTAAATTATTAGCAGTTGCCTGTGGGTATGGCTCGACCCCAGAATCCAACCAAGCATGACGTTCTAGTTGTCCATAATACCAAACACCCTCTTGATAGTTATATATCACATATCGGTCTATTTCTCTTGACGAGCTAGATGGATAGAACCAGCCCACTTCGTTTTGTTTTGTGTTAGTAAAAGCAAAAACCTTATACGCTTGTGATTGATTAAAGTCACTAAATACAAAATTTAAAACCGAACAAGGTATCTTATTTACCGTCCCATTATAAATATAAAAATTATCGTACGACATGAAATATATGCCTTGCGGTCCAGTTACTGCTGCTTTTGGTCCAATCAATCCTGTAGCTTGGTTTATCAAATTGATCGCAAAAGTAAAAGGCGGACCAACAAACTGCATACTGTAAACCGAGGTATCGGTAAATATTACAATCTCTTGTCTGGATTTAACCGCCCCTACTATTAACGACCCAGACGACAACCGTAAAGATCCTGCAGTATTATCTATTTTAGGCTCGAACTCTAACTCGTTCTCTTGATCTGAAAAAGCTACCAACATAGGGTCTACTGAGCCCGTACGTGCTGTTCCTGCCGTATTTATTGGATCTGCACCCAAAACCACTAAATGTCTGTCTATTTCGCTTGTGATAACCTGTAAAGCTTTTGTTGGCACTAGATTTGCACCAGTAACACCAGATAGTTCGACAGCTCTGGTACCCAAGCCATTATTTTCAACCCATCTGAATATTCCTGCAGAACGTGCATTTATTATTAAATTTTCACCAAAATTGTCATGTGACCAAACACGTAGTTGGTTAGTTGATTCTAAAGCAGCAGATGAGCCCCAAGTGCCATCACCCCAAGCATTTGCACCCCAACCAGTAGATGAAACATAATCATCCAGTCCTACGTTAATCTGATAAGTGCCAACAACACTTGACCCACCATTCCCGCTATCGGATGCGTTTGCAGTAACTGCAGAGCCTGAAGTGTCTTTAGCTGTAATTTTATAAGAGTTTGCATTTACTATACTGTCTATTTGATATTCTTGGTTTAAAACTGTGGCGGTTACGTTGCCACCTAAGGAGGCAGCGCCACTAAAAGTTACAAAATCATTTTTTACTGCGCCATGTGCAGTATCTGCTACTGTTATCTCGGAAGAACCGTTGGATGCACTAAAAGTTACATCACCTGCAGAAGTGGTCAATCTTATAGGTGTTATGTCGTTGAAATTTACACCTTCCTTTATGAAATATTTAAGTTGTGATCCTAAACCTAAATATTTTGCACCCTCTAAGGATATAAAATTGTGTAGGGCTCTTACGTTGCCTTGATAGGTAGATGTTGTAAGCTTTTCCCAACCACCAAATTTTTCAGGACGGCCTGATCTAAATCTTACTAGATTACAATCAAACCAACCACCCTCGTTGTCATAAGCGGTTCCTTCTCGATTGATGCCTGGTCTAAAAACATATTTTTGTATTGCCATTTCACACTAAATATTTATCCTCACGCATCATTTCAGCTAGCTCTATAGACCTGCCTTTTACTTGTTTGGCCCATTTGCTGTCTAGCATCTCTTCAGCCACTTTATCGTAGTTGCCGTCTTCTAAAGCTTTTAGCATATTAACAAAATTAAAAAGACGGTTGCCTAAGTTAAAGTACATATTTATTAAAACTATTTTTCTATTGTCTGACAAGTCATTATAACAAGGCACTTGATGCGATAATATCTTGATGCAATTTTTTATGTCATTTAATAACAGATAGTCTGCCTCATCTTGATCAATACCGCCTCCAAGTCTTTTGTCTACTAATCTGCCGTAGCCTATAGTAAGGTATTTTTCTGGTGTAGAATCCTCGTAAACATGTGAAACAAAACCCTCATGTTTTTTTAACATGTGCCTTGCTTTGCCCTCTATATTGTTTGATATATGGTCCATTATAATATCTTACCCTCCATAACTAGTGTTACAACGCTAACTA